GTTCCACAATCTATCACAGTACTATCACCACCAAGTTCCGAAGCTGTTATTGTAGCATACCAAGGTCCAATCTTTTCACTTGTATACCAAGTTGAAAAAGCAGGACTACCTTGCTGTATAACACCTGTGTATTCATCATCAGCAGTTATTCCACCCTTTGTGTTGGTGAATTGATACTGAATGTAATAAATTACACCGGTTCTTGCTTGAATAGGCTGTACTGATACAAGCTTATTGGCAATAAGTGTTGGGTATACCCTACGAATTATAGGGAATAGAACTCTAGGAATTAAGTTAGTTCCAGCATCTGTTGAAATAGTTGGTGCTTCTGACAAAACTTCTTCATCTAATCTCTCTAGGAAATCAGGGGAAGCTTGGCCGCTAACAATCATTTCATCATATGAGTTATCTAGAACTATTGAAGTATTGAGTTTTGTGTCATAGTCTTCAATTCCTTCTGTAATCCAACTCCATTTCTCGACAAGCTCTTGTTCTTGAGCTATTCGATTGGCTTTATTGATTACCATTATATTTTCCTCCATTTAAATATATTTTTTTATACATTTTTATCTTTACATAAGATAAAAAAACGAAATCTTATTACTTAAGACTCCTTCTAATCTGCTCCCTATAAGTCATGCCGTTCTTCTTGTCTTCTTCCTCTGCTCCCTCTTCGCCTTCCTTTATATAGGTATCATAACCCTCATCGGTATCTTCTTCATAATCGTCATCATCTTCCTCGTCTTCTTCTTCGTCCTCATCCTCTTCATCATCCTCTTCATCATCATCTTCATCATCATCTTCATCATCATAATCTTCTTCTTCATCATCTTCATCAATATCTTCTTCTTGTGCTTCAAGACTTTCAATCAATTCATAGAACTGCTCTGTTACTTCATCAGGTCCACCCTCTCTAATAAGAGCGAGAATTATATTTTGAGTCTTCTCTCCATAAGGAGCGATAAGTTCAGCAAGTTTCTTTGCTCCCTCATCAAGATTTTTCTCTTCTTCAAGAATAGAATTTCTTTCTCTTAGGGTTTGAAGTTCATCAGCAAAGAGATTACCAACAAATTCCTCATTAAGAGTAGGTGCAACAAGTTCTTTTATTCTTTCAAGTATTTGCAATTCAGGATTGCTTTCGTATACTTCAGAAAGAACTTCAGCCCTAATCTCTTCTTTCATTTCCTTTAGAGCATCAAGCATCTTGGAAGCATACTCTTCCTTCAACTCTTCTCTAAATTCGACGTTCCGCTCTTCTATTTCTTCGACTTTAGTTTCTTTGACTTGCTCAACTTCTTCCATCAAGCTGGACATCACTTCTTCCTTCCAACTCTCAAGACTTTCTCTGAGAAGAGCTTCGTCTTCTGAACTCAAGTCCATATCTAGAATGTTCTTTTCGTCAGCCATTATTTTCCTCCATTTAAAGTTTGTATTTTTATACACTATTACCTTTTCTATATAGAAAAAAGGGGACTATTGCTAGTCCCCTTATATATAAATCATTTATGATTTAATTTTTTTCAGCTTGTTTAGCACATTTCTTCATATGCTTATCAGCTTTTTCTTTGGAATTGTCTCCATAGAATCTTTTATTACAAAACTTACACATATAGAATTGACCGTCTTTCTTTCCTTCTATTAATTGACCTCTTGTTTCTACACGAGCATCAGCAAGAATTGTGTCTTTTATAGTTGTCTCTTCCACATTAATCATTTTCTTTTTTCGTGGAACGACAACTGTTTCGCCGTCAGCTGGAACTTTTCTTTCTGTTGATCTAATTTTTTTTATCAATGCTTCAGCTCTTTTAATTTCACTATCTGGAGATACCCCAGCTTCTCTATCAACAAAGAGATCTAAAGCTCGTATAATTAGATCTGTTTCATCTCTATTTATTTTCATTTTATCCTCCAAAACAATCATCCCAAACTTTTCTAAAATTAATAGTAGAGCCTAGAACAATCCTTTGTTCGTCTTCGTCTTCTTTTACATATGTAGGATAAGAATCTTGCGAAGGATCAAAAACTATATCAACAGCTTTCATTCTGTATCCGGGTTTTACCTGAACATATCCCTCTCCTAATCCTCCTCTATATGGTTCAACACTACCAATGCCTCTCGTAGAAACTCCTAATCTTACATGAGAATCCATAAGCTCTTTCAAGTGTCTTCCTGGTTCAGTATTCAAAGCCTCTGCTTCACCAAGAACAGCACCATCTGGAGCTATCGCAAGTTTTGTAATTACGTGAGAAATGCCACGAACATTAATCTTAGGAGAAGGTGGATGGTCTAACTCACCTACCAAACCCCTACTCTCAATCATTACTTTGGCATCCTCAATTGCTTCTTTCATTACCTCTTCTGTATATATTCTTTTATTTTTGTTTGGATGATTAACTCTAGAGAAAACTCCTCTTAAAAAGTACTTCTTTTCTCCACCAACATTATCCTCTATGAGATCGTAGTTCTCTATTAAGTTAAAATCTTCTAGAAACATTTGTTCTATCATTTTTATCCCCTTAAATAGCTTTTAACTCTATTTTTAAATACATCTTCATTTTTTCCAAACAAAATAGAATACGCTTTTTCTTTAGGCTTTATTTCTTTAGGGGCCTTTGATGACCTAGGTTTTTTCCCCACCATTGCAGCAGCCATAGCTTTTTCCTTGGCCTTTTCCTTGGCCTTATCAGTGGCAGCGGAAACAGCTCTCTTCTCCCCCTTTGCTGAACTATAAGCAGAAGCTAGTTTTTCTGAGCCTTTATCAATCTTAGCTCTAAGTCTACCAAGTTCTTTGCTTATTGATTTCATGCTCTGTACTTCTTTCCCTCTTTGAGTATCGGGAATAGAATTTAGAGCTGCTTTCTTTTTGTTAAATTCATCAACAAGTTTGTTATACCTTTCTAATGAAGCTCTCAAACCACCTATGGTTTCACCCTTTAGATATTTTCCAGCTTCTGGCTTGTCTAAGCCCTTAATTCCTTTTACTTTTTGAAAAGTATCTAAACCACTAACAATTTCCTTGGCCCTTGAATCTGACATTTCTTCTTCAAGAACTTCTTCATGAAGGTCTTCCAGTTTTCTTACTGCGTCTTCGACTTTCATCAATTTCCTCCTTTAAAGTGTTAGAAGTCTGATAGCTTTCTTTATCATTTCAGGTCTCGTGCCCTCTTCAACATTACCAGAAATAATCTTTTCAAGCTCAGTTTTCAATTTTTCGTCTTCAATTTTTTCAGCAAATTTCTTCAATTCGCTTTTTAGTTTCTTCAACTCATCAGGCTCAACTTCTTTAGCTGGTTCTTCTTCTGGCTCTTCCATTTCATCATCGCCTTCTCCACCCAGCTCTTCTTCATCACCCTTTGCTTCTGCAAGATACTCTTCTCTCATTTCAGCAAGATCGAACTTCTCAAACAGAAGATCAAGTCCCTTTATAAGAAGATCCATGTCTTCTTTTAGCTCGGTTGAACCAAGGATGGTTTTACCAAATACGGTCTTTCTGTCTGCTGAATCTAAGAAGAACACTTGCGGATAATCCTCAAGAAGCTCTTTAAATGCTTCTGTACCTTCCTCAACGTCCTCTATGAGTGTTTTTGCTGCGGATTGGAATGATTCCTTGAACTCTTTCTTTCTCCACAATTCATTTGCTTTCTCAACAGCAGTTGCATTTACTAGTTTCTTCTTCTCTGTTTCAACAAGAGAAACGATAACTGGTTTTTCCCAGTCAAAGTAATATGCTTCTGTTAAAGGATGTGTTTCAAGTCTTTTCTTGTATTCTTTGAAGAATGTTTCTTCTTCAAGATTTCCAATACCGATTTCTTCTGTAAGCTTCTTCATTTCGCTATAATTAACAACACTGGAAAAATCCTTTGTTATCATAGCATCGTTAATAAGTTCATTGAGATAGCTTTCTTGTGAAAGAACCTCTTCTTTGTAAGCTTCAGCAAGCTCTACTGGACTTACATCATCGTCTTCAAAGTACTCGTAAATCCTTGTCTTGAACTCATCAGCTTCTCTAATAAGTTGCACTTGTTCGAAGTTTTCGATCTTAAGCGTTAGCTTATTTGGATCGAAATTGTAATCGGCAATGTAGAATTGTCCTTCTTCATGATCTAAAAGAATAAGTGAGTCCTCATACATATTAACAAGCACAGCATTGGATGTTTCATTCACGATTGATCTTATGATCTTTTCCATGCTGTCATTTGAATAGTAGTTAAGACTTTCAAATTCCTTGAGCGTAAATTCTGGCATTGTTTTCCTCCATTTAATTATTTTGTTCCTTTAAATATTTATCAACCTTTCTTCTGAACGGTTTGACTGTTCCATTAGCCAAATCTTCAAATGTTATATTGACATGACTTTCGTCATCATCATAATATTTTTTCTTTATATTCTCATCCAATGATAAATTAATACACTTAGCCGACTCACCATCGGTTTCTATTACCTTAAGGAAATCACCTCTTGTAACATTTTTAAAAAATGCGGCAAGGCTTTTGTCCTCCTTTTGCATAACCGTTTTATCCTTTCTGTTCACGGCGAGTGGTTTAGTGAATGTTCTATTGTCTATTGTGATATTTCTCTTGGTTTTCGATATTTTATCACTTGGATATATTGACTTTAAAGTTTCAAAGATCTGGTTTTTTTCAAATGAAGGAAATTTTTCCTTAAGTTCTACAAGTAGAGTTCTTATAGTATGCTCTGATTTTCTTTCCATTCATTCTTCCTTATTACCTTTCCCGTTAGTTAAAAGTTAGTCCTCTAAAGTAATCGTCTTGGTTCTAAACTTCTGCTCAACCTTTCCACCCTTTTTAGATTTATAAGACTCATATATCTTTATCTTTCTTTCTTTGATATCAAGACCACCAAGTTCATTGAGAATTATTTGACTTGTAATATTGTTTGTATTAGGTCTAACTTCTGACTTCTCAAACACCTTGCTAATGGCCTCCATAGAGAAAGAAGGATTGTTTCCAATTTCTTCTTGCTCCTTAAGGTGTTTAATCATCTTAAAGAAATCATCTTTGTTTTCTACCAAGAAATCTCTACCATACAATCTTATCATTGTATTAGCAGCTAATTCTGCCGGGGCAGGAGCTACTCCTGCTTCTGGAGTTTCCACGCCAGGAGGCACTGCTCCTCCAACTGTAGCTGCTGTCTCCCCACCAGGAATTTCTTCTCCTGGCATTCCAACATCTGGTGGCATACCTCCTGGCATACCTCCTGGCGGCATTCCACCACCTTCTGCTCCTGGCTGTGTCTGTCCTTCAAGTTGTTTGTAAAGCATAATATCTGAAATTTCTCTATCAGACAATTTTAGAATATTCTTTAACATCCATTGGTTAGGGAATATTTCAAGTGATTGAATGGTAGCAATCAGTCCCATTCTTTGACTTGCTATATCTATCTCTGTTACTTCTTTGATATTAGAAGGAGGAGTGAGTTCTATTTCAAAATCACTCAAGTCTTCTTTCTTCATTCCGTGAAAGAATAGTTCAAGAGCGGCAATCTTATTAAGTCCCTTTATCATTTGTGATTGAATACGTTCTATGAACCTCGAAAATTTAATATCTAATTGAGATAATGTTCCTCTGCTTCTGTCTGTTTCATCACCCATATAAGCAGGTGGAATATTCATAGTACGAAGTATTTTATCTCTAAAATATTTCATATCATCAATATTGTTAAGTGCTTCACCACCTTGCAGTGTTTCAATTCTAGTCCCAGGTCTTCCTTCTGGAACAGGAACAAAGATGTCAGAGTTAATAGAAAGCATATGGGCCTTTCTATTTATTTTACCATCTTCGTCTATAAATGCTTGTGACCTATAAGCATTTTTTATTTTCTCAAGAAATCTTCGTGCTTCTATTCTATTCATGTTTCCTGTATCTATATAGAACACACGTCTTTCGGGCGCACGCGAGATTCGATAAACAAGCATAACATCTTCGAGTAAGCTCAATCTTCGGTAAGTTTTAATTCCAGGATTTAGTAAGCTTCCACCATAAGGCTCAAACGATTTATTGTCTAACTTAAAGTGAACTATTTGCCAAGGCATTAGTCTATATAGCTGCTCTTCTTTTGTAGAAATACCCTGTACAGCGGTGCCGCTTCCTTTAACTTCGTTTTTTATTTCTGTTCTATATACAAAGTGAGAAAGCTTTCCATCCTTTTCTATTCTTTCTACTTTATCAGGTTCAAGGTATCTTAGTGCGATAACTTTCTTTGGTTTGTTGTAATCGTCAACAATAACTTCGTAAAAATTATCTCCCATTTTGCAAGACTCATAAACTATAGTCCAAATATCATTATTTAAATCAAGTCTATCATGAAACAATTCTTCTAAAACATCCTTGGTATCTTCATCGTCTGAGTATATTTTTATTTGGTTTCCTTCGTCGTTTACTTGAGTTGAGTCGTCAGCTACAATTTCTAAGGCTCTATGAATGAACTCCATCTCATCCATTTCTCTAAACCAACCATACCTATCCTTTCTTTTTACATATGATTTGTTCTCTTCTTCAAATAAATTAAACCCAGTTCCAAATCCAAGCTCTTGTTCCAAGAATTGGTCTTCTGTTGACTTAGCAGGAACTATATCGGATTTTAAATCTGCTTTCAAATCTGGAATTGCGTTTATGCTTTTCTGGATAGCTTCTGGCTGTCCTGGTTTTACTTTTATTTCTTTTCCATTATAAAGTGGCATATCTTACCTCTTTGCTCTTCTGATTTGTCCGGTTGCAATGGATCTATAAAGGTCTTTACCATTATTATTTACCAATTCAATATATTTAGTAATCCAAGGAGACATTGCTTTTAATACTCTTAAGCTTCCAGTATCACTTCCTTCAAAATACCATTTCCCACTTTTCTTAACTGCCGAACCCCAAAAATGTCCCGGAACTTTACCATTTATATTTTTCTTTTTTCCAAACAACTCATCACTTACTATAAAATGATATATGGAAGGATCAAAAACATATAATTTCTCATCTTTTGATGCTGCTATGAATCTTAGATATTTTTCTCCTTGAACTTCAATACTTGCTTCATCCATTTCTTTTTTAGAAGGATTTACAAATATCTCTATTGTTTCACCATTATGCTTTATGGTCTCTTTCCACTCTTCTTTCAATCCCCTTTTTTTCTTTTCGTTCTCTATTCTCTTTAAAGCTTTTGCTGCTACGTTATATCGTTCTTCCGTATTTTTATTTGCTACATTTCCGACTACATTTTTATGACTTCTCTCAACCCTTCCACCAGTAGATAAAAGTGTTAATCTTTTTCTTAACCTCTTTTCAGTTCTTTCCATTGGATCTTCATATGGGTCTTTCATTCTTTCTATTCTCTTCCTTGTTTTTTTACTTATGTATTTCATTTGCTTCCAACTATCCACTCATAATCTGCTTTTTCAACACCATAGTTTTCTTGGAAGAAATTCCCTTCCTCTCCACCACCTTCTCCTGCTACATCATCCCCTGTTATACCATATAAGTCATACTCTTCTGAAACTTCTTCTACTTTATCTTTACTATCATACTCAACGATGTTACCATCCGGGTTAATTAAAAAGCTTTCTCCGGAATCAACTGCTTTATTGCGTAAGTATATTGCTAAACCCATCGCAATTATTAAGTCGTCATGATTATTTTCAGCATGTACGGGTTTATTTCCGTCCCAAATCCATGTTACCATCTCAAGATACAATCTTTTTGAGTAAATTTTTAACTCATTCCATAAACTATCCACTACGAACCAGTCAATTAGTTCATTGGTCATCAATTTTCTAGTCTTAGAATCAGTTATCCATCCAGTCATTCTTGTTATGTTATTTTTAGTTTTCTTTTGTTTAAACACATTACTATATGGTTCTGTATCGTGGTAATAAACTTCGTTAAATATTGCTTCTCCTATGCTATTACACTCTATAGCTATAAAAGCTTCGTTGTAATAGTTAGCTACTATTTTTACAAATCGGCCAAACATCTTCGTGGACATCATACCCTTATATTCAGCCGCTTGTTCGTACTCTCCTACATCAAATACTTGTATAGAACCATAATCATTTCCAGTTCCAGTAGAAACATCACAACTAACTAAATATCTGTGCTCTGGAGTTGGTTTTTTCCAAATCCAGAAATTTTCAAAAGCATGTTTTCCAATCTTGTCTTTTTCTATTGGCTCCTGTATTTTGTTCATAATCCTATCAAGAATTTCATCACCAAATACAGAGTTTCCACTAACAACAAAACTATGAAGAATTTCTTGTTTATATAAAACATCTTGTAATTTATCGTGTTGCTCTTTTAACCAAGCATTTTCTCTCCATTCATTTTCTGCTATTGGTCTAAAAAATTCATTGGCTTTTGCTTTTACTTTTGGTCTTCTGTAATAACCCTGTTCTACAAATTTCTTTAATTCTTCGTTATAGCCCTTCTTTTCACCTGGAATACCTATAACATCAGGGACTTCCCACCAATCAACAGTAACTAGTTTTGTGTTCTTGGCCAAGCCCATTTTTGCTTGTTGCACCTGTTCGTGATAATAAGAACCGGGACCAGCAGTTCCATTTGGTGTTGATATCACTAAAAGCTGACCACCTGTTCTTGATAGTGTAGGACCAGCAGCACCAACAATACCCCTTACCATTCTCTCTGTCTTGTAGTGAGCTGCTTCATCTAACACCAACAACGAAAGAGAATCTGAACGACCAGCGTTCTCAGACTGACTTTCTGACGTTATTTCACTTCCATTTTCCCAAGAAATTCTTTGTTGATTTTTTGCTTTGATCGGAGTCTTTAAAAACTCTGGAAGTCTTTTTAGTGTTGGGTCCATTTTAGAAACAAAGCTTTGTGCTTTTGCTTGCTTTAAACTAATTACATCTATGGATTCCGATTCATTAAAATTTGCCTTCCACAAACAATAAAGTGAAGCTAGTGTGGATA